CATCCTCGCGCTTGCGCCTATATTTTACGATTTTCTCATCCAGCGCCTTATCTTCATCTGAAACGGCAAACTGCATGAAGAACTCCGCCTCGCCGTATTCGTTGAAGTCAAGTTCGCGTTCTTGCAGCACCTCGAAGCTGTCACGCGCCTCACCGAACTGCTGGCCTACCTGCGCCAGAAACTCCAGCTCATCAGCTTCATCGCTGAACGCCTGCTCTTTGACGCCCAGTAGCTGGTCAACCTGTTCCGGGTTGAGGCCGAAGCCAGCCGTCAGCATCGTGCGCGCCTGTTCGAGTGTGACCTTGCCCTGTGAGTAGTGGCGCACAATACGCATCAGGTTTTGATACTGCCTGCCCGATAGCGTCTTAATAGCCTCGTTGACACCTACGCTCGCTTCTACGGCCACTTCCCCTGCGTCGGGTGTCGCCTCTGCAAGTGGCTCATAGCCTGCCTTTTCGCGTAGTTCGTCCTGCGTCAAAATCTGCATCAGCGCCTGTTCCGAAAGCTGCTCGGTGATTGGATCGAAAGGCTGCAGATAGAAGCACTCGTAGCCGTTGAATGATGTTAGATAGTTGATCATGCGCTCGACGATCAGAACGCGATTCATAATGTAGGTGTTTTTGAACAGCTCGTAAGCCTCCGACAATTCCTTTCTGCCGCCAAGCTGCCCCTCGGTTCTGATGCCAAACAGCATCGGCGAGGTGACGTTGTGCGCCACGAAAATCTCCTCTTGGATCTGCTTGTTCAGCAGGTCAAACTGCTTATCAAGGTCGCTCGGCGTTAGCGACTGTATGCTCGGCGCGTTTTCCTTGCCGGTGCTGAAGGTCAGCACAAAGCGCCCTGCGTTGTTCGCGCCGCTGAACTTGTTGCGCATCTGCCGTTCGATCTCTTGCTTTTCCTCATCCGTCGGGATGCCATCGGCGAAGTTAATCATCTGCCCTCCCCAGAACTGGTTGCGGATGTTGCTGATATGGAACTTGGCGATCTCAACGTCGCACTCGATGTAAGCCAGTGCGCCTTGGTAGTTCGGCAGCGGGTAGTGCTTGACACCTGCTGCGTAGTGCCGATAGTAGAATAGCTGCTTGCCGACGCGGTTATTCGGGTCAAACTTGGGCATGCGCTCAACTTCCGCTCCCTTCGGGTACTGGCGGATCATGCGTTCGTCGTACCAATCGGCAATCAGAAACATCGTGTCATCGAGCGACACGCGCACCTTTTCAAACGGCACGTGTTCAATAAAGGCGATGCCGCCGCCCCTGTTCCACGTGACTGCAAGTGCGAAGCCGTTGAACAGCTCAAGATCTAAAACGAATTTCTGCGTTAGGTCGTTCAGGTCATCGTCTTCGTTCACGTCAGCCATGAACGCCTCCGCCTTTGCCTGTTGTGCGACGGTGGTCTTATCTGTATCGACTGCCCAGCCTTTGCCGGCGATATAGTTGCACTTGCCGTTGATGATGGCGTTGTGCTTCGCGCTTTTCTTGTAAATGTCGAGGATATAGTATGGGTAGTCATTCATCTCCCCAAACGTGTACAAGTCGTTAGCCTTGCTTTGCAGCATCAGCGGATACCTGTAATCTGCCTGTGGGATGAAGCTAAAATTGAGTTTAGTCATAAGAAACGTAGTCGATCGTGTTTGTTGTACTGGTGAAGCTGCCTTCGGTTGTTTCGATCATCGCAAGGCCTGTTTCAAGAACTCGCGGGTTCGTCGTGGGTAGCAGGAAGCGACGCATAGCACGCGTATGCCTATTTGTCTGCGATTTGTTATGCTGATTCGCATTGCCGTTGTTCATGTCAACCGTATACGCCTGCGCCGCATCTACCTGCGTCGAACTCCAGTAGCTTTGATTGACGAAGCTACCAAGGCCTGCACTGGCAAGGTTTGTATAGACTTCGGTAAGTTCCTCCAGCGACGGCAGAAACCAGTCGCTAAAACTGTTCAGCACTAAGTCATTGGCAAGCCTCGCGGCTATGCCTGCTGTTGCGCAACCCGCGACAATAGACGCCGTGTTAGCGATGCCTGCACCAATTGTGTTAACAGTCCCTGCGATGTTGACACCTTGACATCCCCACGGCGCGCTGGTCGACTGATCCGTTGCGGCGGTGATATACGCATAGCCGCTATCCGTGAATGTGTATAGACCACCCTGAACGAAGTCGCCAGCGGCGTAGGTTGCTGGGTTCTCCGTGACCTCATAGCGATACTGCCCCTTCGTCAACGCGCCCAAGGTAAACGCGAATTTATCGTAGCGGCTTTCGTAGCTGCTTAGGTTGTCAATCGCGTTCAGGTAGATGTCAGTGGCTTCCAGCGTCGCCAAGTTCGTCAGCCGCAACCGGTAGACCGTCGCACTGTTCGCGCGCTCCGTCCACGTCACCGCTATCGTGTTGCTCTGGCTGGCCTTGAGGTATAGCATGAAGTTCTTTAGTGTAAATATCCCTTGCGACGTTTTTGTACAAATTGAACCGCCGCCGCGTGATCTCGTCAATGTCCAGCCGCTTCTGCATCTTCGCTGTCAGCCTGTCTGCCATCTCACGCACCATCGCTGGCTCGTTGATCATAGCCTTCATCGACTTGTACCACTTCTTCGGCTGCTTCTCATCCACAAGCACACCGTCCCAGCCGTCGGTGATGCAGTCGGCATACATGCAGACGTTGCTGGCGATGATCGCCTTGTTCATCCACGCGGCTTCCGTCACCTTCAACTCCGACTTAAGCCTGTTGAACTTATTGTCGCGAAGCGGCGCAAGCGCAACGTCAACAAAGTTGTAGCCGCCAACGTAGCTGTAAATATCAGCAGCCTGTATCCGTCCGTAGTTGTTGTTCTTGCCCTTGTTGCTGAACACCTGCTCATATTGCTGATATATTGGGTTTCCTTCATTCCACCCGGCAAGGTACAGCATATATCGCCCTTCCAGCGTGTGATCGTCGCAGAGGCGCGACAGTGGCAGCTCCAGCAACGCCACGTCCTCGGTGTGCTGCGCAGCACCGAAGTAGCCGAAGCGCAGTCGCTCGCTCGTAGTAGGTTGCGGCTTGAACTGGTCGTATAACAGGTGCGGCACATTCTCGCAGATCGTCACGTTTCGGTTCAGCTTGACGATCTCATCGCGCAGGTACGTCGTGGTCGTGATGACCGCATCCGCAAGTTTGACGTGTTCAGCGACAATCGCAGACATGTTCGTGTCGTGGTAGTGCTTGTAGAAACTGTGCCCAGTTCCCAAGTGCCAGTAGTCGTCCATGTCAAGAATAATCTTCGCGCCGTACTGGCGTAGGATGTCTGCAACAGGTTTGACCGCCTCAATCGGTCCTGCAATCCAAGTGCGATTATACAAGAACACGTCGATAGTTCGCAGTTCTTCGTCGCTCATAGTGCGCACGTCAGCGATGCTCACGAACTCGGCCTCGCTGCCGAACATCTCATGCACCCGGCTGCTTGGCATCTCCAAGCGGTAGTAGCTGCACCCTGTCGGATGCTGGTTATAGACGATACATACACGCATAGAACAAAGTTAGCCCAAAAAAAAGAACCCTGCGCCACCATTCGCAGGGTTCTCCAACCAACCAAAATCTGTGCTAATATACTTACGATCCGCCAGTGATTTGCGTGCCGCTGGTCAAAGCTGAAATTATTGAAGATGACACCTCGCTGCATGGCAACTCCTCCATGCCTGTGAACGTCATCTCATAGCCATTGCGGTCACCCATTGCCGTTCCTGTCTGCGCTGTGCCGCCAGTAACATCCAAGCCATTCGAGCGACCAAGCAGCCAGTATTTGCCGTTTCTGTCAGTGACAATAGCCATCAGCCGATTCAACCCCAGCAGTCGCAGTTCGTTGCGCACTGTTTGCGTCATGCGGTTAATCGGGAATACCAACTCTTGCTGGTAGAAAATCGTTCCGTTTTCAGTTGATGCGTTGACAGTTTCGGTGAACTGACCAGCGCCCTTCGGTACTTCGTATTTGTAAAATCCTGATGCAGGGAACGTGCCAGTGACAACGCCCGAACCATCTACAACGATGGTACCAGTGACGCTGTTGAAGGCGATGAGGCGTACCTCCGTGATGCCGCCCACGTTGTCGCGGCATCCTAATTTATATCCAGTTGTTAAGGCGCAAGGCATGTCTATTTCGTTTAGTTATTGACAAAAGAAAAGAAGCGGGGAGGGTTGCCCCTCCCCACGTCATCAGCCT